AACTTCATTCTTTAATAAGGTCCAGGTATTTTTCAAGGAGTGTGGGAGTTGGTTCACACAAGGTCAGTATTTTATCAGAACTAATCATGAATATATCATCTCTTGTAATATTAAGTAGCCAAGGAGCTAGAACCAATACCCCCTCTTCAAGAGTTATCTTCTGATCAGAAGTAGTAATAACAAATGGATTAATTAGTCGGCAATCCGGTTCTCCAGGAACAACTGCTTGTATTTCTTCAATCTCACTAATCAACAGATGCTGAGTCATCGTCAGTGCTATTACTTTGATTGTTTTGTCCGCCATCTTTTAAAACTCCATCTTCATACATTTTTTTTAATTGGGGCATTGGCTCCACAATAGTTATAACCCAGTCAGGTGCAACTGGAATCTTCTTTTCGTTTGTAAGAGGCAACCATGGAGTCAACTGCAATTGGCATGGTGTTCTCCCTTTGTTACCTGCATCCTTTGCTAACAACTTAACAACACAAGGATCATTGAAAAAATATCCAACCACCTTCTCATCAAGAATCATTTCTTCGACATCTGCAATGACATCTTCTCCTGATTTTAATAATGATAGTTTGACAGTCATTTTTAACCTTTACCTATATGTATTATACCATAACCTCACCAATAATCCAAGACCTCATCTCATGCCCATCGATAATAAGTTCTATCTCGCCAACAGTTTCCTCAGGAACTACTATACAGAACCCAATACCCATGTTAAAAGTGGTCTTCATATCTTCTTCTAATATCTCACCAGCAAGCATAACCTTCCTAAAGATATCAGGTAGAGGCCAAGAATTATAATCTACATCTACCCTCAATCCTTCTGGCAAACACCTTGGTAGATTCCCCGGTATACCACCCCCAGTAATATGTGCCATACCAAGAATAGGAAATTCTTCCAATAAATGCTTAACTAAAGGCGCATAGATTGTAGTAGGAGTAAGTAATTCTGGTGTTTCTTTATAAAAGATTTTGTGCCTGAATAACATATCATTAATCAAAGTATATCCATTACTATGCAATCCACTACTCTCTATACCAATAACTTTATCACCTGGTTTAATAAATTTACCATCTACTATCTCACTCTCTTCTACAATACCCGTACAAAATCCAGCAAGATCATACTGAGTTTGTCTAGAATGTTCAGCAGTTTCTCCACCAATAAGTTCTACGTCTGCTATCTCACATCCTTTGATGATACCCTGCATTATTTGATCTAGGTTATCATCTATCTTGCCTGTAGAAATATAGTCTAAAAAATATAAAGGTTTGGCACCGGTGCATATCACATCATTGACACACATCGCAACGAGGTCTATACCAAGAGTAGTATAATCATTAAAAACTTTTGCGACGTTTATCTTAGTACCTACCCCATCAGTACCAGAAACCAATACAGGTTTCTCATATCCAGCAGGTACTTTAAACATACCACCAAACCCACCAATATTAGGTGCCACCTTTTTAATTCTTTCTACAAAAGCATTTCCCGCTTCTATATCTACTCCAGCTCTTTTATAATCCATCAGTGTAAAAAATGTCGTTTACCAGTTAACAGCATAGTCATACCCAATTCATTACAAACATCAATAGAATCTTGATCCTTGATGCTTCCCCCTGGTTGGATGACTGCTTTAATACCAAAATCATTTGCCAATCTTACTGTATCACCAAATGGGAAAAATCCATCACTTGCTAATACAGAACCAGCCCCAGGATCAGCAGATTGTAATGCAATATTAGCAGAACCAACACGATTCATTTGCCCAGCACCTACACCTAATGTTCTACCATCACGAGCAACTAATATGGCATTAGAACGAACATGTCTTACTACCTTCCATGCAAAGATAAGATCTACAAATTCTTTCTGGGTAGGTTGTCTTTCAGTACATACATTCCATTCTTCAATATCAATTGGATTATTATCTTTCTCTTGTACTACAACTCCTCCTAAAATACTCCTAACATTATAAGGGTTAACCTTCATGTTATCAATATCTAATTCAAGTAATCTTAAATTCTTCTTAGTAGCAAAAATCTCCTTTGCTTCATCATCAAATGCGGGTGCTACTATACACTCATAGAAAGCACCAGTTAACTCTTTTGCACACTCCGAAGTTACTGTTCTATTAAGAGCAATAATACCACCAAATGCACTTGTTCTATCACCATCCAATGCCCTGATAAGAGCACTATAGATATCATTTCCTATCGCCACCCCACAAGGGTTAGTATGCTTAATGACGACAGCAGCAGCATCATCTTTAAATTCTTGAACTGTAGTTATTGCTGCTTCTAAATCTATAAGATTATTATAACTTAATTCTTTACCTTGCAATTGATGAGCACAAGATAAACCCTCATCAGGAAAAATACACCAAGTGGCATTCTGATGAGGGTTCTCTCCATATCGAAGGGACTGTTTAAATTCCAGTCCCGTTAATAATTTCGACGCATTCAATTTCATTCTATGATCACCGATATAGGATTATTATATCACAGATAATCCTTTCTTGCATGATGGTCTGGAACTATTTTTCCCAATTCGACCACGAGGAGTCCGTCGTCAAAGCTGACCTGTCGTACCTCTGTATCGTCGGCGAGCGTCCAGTGTCTGGTGAAGGAACGTTGGGCCAATCCTTTATGGATAATTGTTCCATCATCTGACGATTCTTCTTTCTTGCCTTCCACAGATAGTTTTCCAAACTCCGTATAGACTTTGACTTCATCTTTCTTAAATCCCGCAAGGGCGATTTCGAGTTTCGATAAGACATTATTAATTTGTACTAAATTATAAGGTGGATAATTGGTTGTTACATCACTATCCCAAAATCTATTGAGATAATCATCTAATCCTATGCTGTTCCTATTAATCTTCTCTAAGAGTTCAGGAAGATTTGCAGCATGATACCTGGCTAGTGTGCCCATGATAGTAGCTCCTTTAAAAGCGAGTTTGTGTTTTGTGAACCCTTTCGGCGTTCATACCTATTTATAGCACATACTTCGATTTACCAGGTTCGGGTATTCCCCATATCTCTTTACAATAATCCCGTATTGATCTATCGGAAGAAAAGAAACCCGACCTAGCAGTGTTGAAAACCGACATACGTTGCCAGTTCTTCCAGTCCTTCCATGCACTACTTACACGATCTTGTGCATCACAGTAATCAGAGAAATCTGCCATTACACAGAAGGGATCATTATTCAATAGATTATTTAATAGTGGTTCAAACTTTTCTTTATCACCATTACTAAAATGTCCACCCTTAATAAGATTGATTGCTTCCCATAATTCTGGACTCATATAATGCTTAGGTTCATATCCGTTTGCCCATAGATCTGCTATTCCTTTCTCATCATTACCAAAGAGGAAGAAATTATCTTCACCTACAAGATCACGTATCTCTACGTTAGCACCATCAAGGGTACCAATAGTTAAAGCACCATTCATTTGGAACTTCATATTACCTGTGCCAGATGCTTCCTTACCCGCAGTGGAAATCTGTTCGGATAAATCAGCAGCAGGATATACTTTCTCACCAAGTTTAACACTATAGTTTGGAAGGAAAACCACACGCAACTTACCATCCATATCAGGATCGGTATTAACTACTTCTGCAATACTACAAATAAATTGAATTATCAATTTTGCCATATAGTATCCTGGTGCTGCTTTACCACCAAAGATTATAGTCCTAGAAACTATATCATGACCATTCTTAATGCGAAGATACTGAGCAACTACCCAAAGAGCCATAAGATGTTGTCTCTTATACTCATGGATCCTCTTAACCTGCACATCAAACATACTTGACGGATCAACAGATATTCCAAGTTCGTTATGAATATACGTGGCAAGATTATGCTTTCCAATTACCTTACATGTAGCATACTTTTCGATAAATCCTTCATCATCTATATGATTCTCCAAATTCCTCAGTTCTTCACCATCAGTAATCCAATGAGGTGCATACTCATCAAGAACTTCTGTAAGTGGGGTATTAGAAGATGCTACCCATCTACGTGGAGTAACTCCATTAGTTACATTAGTAAACTTATGAGGCCATAGATCATTAAACTCTGGCATCAACTGAGTCTTAACTAACTCAGAGTGTAGTGCAGCAACACCATTAACATGATGTGAACCTATGGTGGCAAGGTTTGCCATACGTACTGACTTATTACCATGCTCATCAATAATA